TTATTCTGGTCTTTTTCTGGAGCAAACTTCTTAATCATCTCAAGAAGGTCGCCATCCTTTTGCTTTATTTTAGATCGAAGATCAACTAACCCGGCACGAAGCCCAAGCTCCATACTATCAAATATAACGTATTCACTACCATCCTTGCCTTTGTATGTGCCAGACTCGCCAGCATATCCTTGACCGGGGCGTATATTGAATGGATTGTTATATTCAGTGATTGCCATTATCTAAATCCTAGAGTCATCCAAGCTTGAATAAATTTGTTTATGTCTCTGTCGCCAAGTTCGTCTGGATCAATGTAATCTAATCCACCTAAGTTGTACGCAATATTGTTGTTATAAAAAGTAACAAATTCTTCAATGGCGTTTTTATCGCTAAAAGTTCTTCGGTCTGTACTCTTGTACTTTCTAAAGGTTTGATTTAAAAGCGCACCATCAATAAATGGCAACACTCTCCATAGCTGTTTTGTAGTATCATTCTGGAATGAATCTAATGCCTTCATATAAGATTCGTTCTGATAGCTATGAGCAAAATCAAATCTATAATCTTGGAAAACAGGAATGTTTTCTCCATCAACCTTTAAGTAAACATCATAACTAGGTCTATCAAAGGTAGCGTCATTTATTCTAAAAAAGTAATTGCTTCTGTCCTTAGAAGCTTCTGTAAAAGCATCAGTTTGTAAGGACGGAACTTGACTAATTCTGTAGATAACATCATCAATAATATCATCTTTATAAATTGTAATAGCTTCTGGTGCAGTCTTATTTGCTTCGTGAACAATAGGTCTTAATGTAAACTCATAATCCTCACCAACTTCTTCTATTCCTACTACACCTATTAAATCGCTCATAGACTTTATTATAGCTCCACGGAAACCCTTTTCATCTGCATCATATCTGCCAGAGCCAATATAAGAAAAAGCATTTTCTTGAATTAATGAAACAATTCTAGGGTCTCGCAAAACAACATCTTCAATACTCACCCCATACTTGGTTTCAAAATTATCTATAATAGCTTGCTCATTAGCACTCATTTCTGCTGAACTTCTTGTTCCTAATAATGCGGTACTATAAAAAAGACTGTAAACTAAAGCGCCCTCTCCTTCACCTTTGATTCTATCAAACTGTTGCAAAAAGTATTCATCTCTATCAGCATCCTTAGGAAGCAATGCGCTTATCTTTCTTTGAGCATTATCGCTACCAGACTCCATTATTCTTCTAAAATCTTGAAAGCCATAGTTTTCAGCATTCCATAATATAGCTTGATCAAAACCATTTCTTTCTAAGTTTTGAAGAAACACACCATATTGCCCACTAATCCTCATTGAGCTTGCAAGACTTCCAAGAAATTGCTTAGAAGCATCAAAGGCCACTTCATCAGTTATAAATGGCAAGTCTTTAATAACTTGCTTGATTTGAGGATGAATAAGATTTGGATACTGGCTAGAGTAGGATACTGCGGCCGCTAGTGAGGCTTGCTGAGTAATTGGATCATCACTAAACAAATTAAGCTTAACATTAACTCCATCTACATTAACAAATTTTGGAGCAAGGTTGTCTTCTATTAACTTTATTTCTGAGGAATTTAGTGTTTGGTTTGATTTTGCTTTACCTACAGCTTCAGCTAATTTTTCTCTATTACCAAACTCTAATTTAAAATTTCTTTCGTATGAGTTTAAAAGATTTTCTGCATCATCAAATGTAAATGGACCTTCTCTTGTAATAACACCTTCATTTACATATTGCTCTATTACATCTTTAAAGACAGATGGTGGTGTAAGGTATCCACCAACTTCACCCATCTTCAATCCCAGGTCTGCTTTTATAACAGCGGCGGCATCTTTTTGAGCGGCTTCAAGAACATTGGAATTAAATTTATTAAATTTCTGTAAAAATTTATCAAACTTATCGGCATCAATTTGACCGTTAACGTACATGCTTTTAATTGTTCCTGCACTTTTATAAAACATTCCCATGTTTTCAGCAGACGGATTATTGATGTTAATCATTTGAGTGTCATATTTTTCATTAAAGACTTTTTGCTCAGCTTCTCTTGCACGTTCTTTCTGTGCCGCAATTCCAGCTTCTGTGTTTGACAAAACACTAATTAAAGAATATTTGTGTCCTTCATTCATAACTTCATCATTTAATATATCCATAACAGAAGGATTTTCTACTTCTGGGTTTATAATATTAATCAATCCTTGATTATAAGCGTTTTGAGAAACTTCATTCGATTCCTGTTCTTGAATCAAATCTTGCTTTGTTCTAAAATTCCAAACTTGATCCATAGCCGCAGATACAGCGTCAGAATCAATATCTGCGTCATCCATAAACTCTATTTTCATGTCTGACATCAGAGTCCATGCTTGTGACAAATCTCCAACGAGCATAAGATCATCTACAGCTTGCATGGCTGACTTAACAGCTATATTTGTTTTAATTGTTTTGTTTTGATTTTGTAAATCAACATCAGTGTAGCCCAAACCCCTTAAAACTTCCTGACTTGCAGAAATATTATCTTTAAGCTCAGAAAACATCTGAGAGTTATTTGTCATTGGATCGCCAGTTGCCATTAGTGTAGCAAGCTTTTTTGAGTTAATATCAATAGACTCTAAAGCAATGGCTTCCTGATCCGATCTAACTTTTTGAATTTGTCCAGCTCTTGCCTGATTTTCTGCTTGTGTAAAGTTAGCAGTAATTTCTGGCATAACAGCGACTCTTACACTATCCGGCATTTCTCCAATGATGCCTTCTAAATAACCATCAAGTGAAGCTCTAACTCCATTTGGATTATTTGGATTATTTTGCAAAGCTATATTTGCATATTTATTTGAATCATTAGATATTGCTAAAGCATAAGATGCGATAGCATTTTTTTCATATTGAAGCTGAAGATTTCTAGCGTCATTGTCCCCAAAAAAACTATCGGCAACTCCGTAGTTAAGATTTTTTAGTGGGACTAAATTTCCATCTTTGTCATATGTTACGCCAGCGGTTTTGCCATCTATTTCAGCTTGAAGCATTGCTTCTGTAAATTCTCTTTTACGCAATGAAGTTCCAATAGACCCAAGGTTTTCTGAAGCAATTTCTACAGATTTGGCAAAACTTTTGTAACCACTTAGGTCAGGCATTCCAACTGGCGATACCTTAACCCTACCCATGCCTGTCTTTTTAAATGCCATTACTAAACCTCCGATACACCAGTTTTTATGTCATATATACTACTGGTAGCCTTGCTAAATCCTGCTATCATAGCACCCTTTGCCGCCATTTTAGAGCCTCTTGCTGAAAGACTAAATCTTCTTTGGTTAGACATACCCATGAGTTTAATCGCATCAATATCTCTATTGGCAATATTAATTTCATCTTTTTCTAAGGCTGATGTACTAGCGGATGTTCCCAGAGCAACACCTTGCGAACTCATAGATGTGCCAAGACTAGCTAACTGCTGTCTTAAAAGCTTTATTCTGTCTCTTTCATTTTGCATAGACTCAATTGCAGAAAGGTCTTTTTGCTCTTGATAAGACTGAGCTTCTAGCTCATAAGCTTTCTTTGCTTGATTAGCACCAGCTAAACCTAAAACAAGTGAAGCAACTTGTAATTCAACGCCCATTATATTTCTACCTCAAGCATTAATCCGTTTAAAGTAAGGGGAAGAGGCTGATCTTGAGTAAGAGTAACCGTACCCTCTTTTCCCCACCCAAGTAAATACACTTCTTTGCGCTCAGTAACAGCAGAAGGCTCAACAGAGAAGTCATCTGTTACTCGTCTAATAAGCAAATTAGTGCCTTTTGTTTTTACATCTAAAGTTTCATTTAGATCAAGAACAACTCTAACAACTCTTCTCTTCTGACCAATACTAACACCATTAGCTAATTGGAACTCAGGAGGAAGTGTTGTTAATGTAGGAGTATAGTTAATGCCAATTTCAACTTCGGTAACAGCATCTGTTAAGGTTATGTTTCCACTACCATCTGTAGTATAGCTTCCCAGAGAGTAGTTTCCTGACTTAACATATACATCTGTGTTAGGTAAGTATGATATAGTCCAGTTTTTTGTTGCTGAACCATTTGTTTGCTTAATAGCACAATCTAAATGATATTGATTACTCAATAGCTCTAAAGACGTAAGTGTTGATCCGTTTATGGTTCTTTCTGTGATTGCATACACGTTTCTATTTACATTAACTACATTCTTGTAATTGCCATCTGTAGAATATTCCGCCCAACCTTGTAGCTTTTCTTTTCTTATACTGACAAAGACAGGCATCTTGCCATCATCATTAACAGCATATAAATAAGACTCAGCTTGGTCTGATGCTTCTCTTTGAGAAACCATATTAGAAGGAGAGCCAATTAGGTGCGGAGCTAATAAGGTAAGCGCATCAGCCGCATAGGCTTGACTGATGTCAGAAAATATAAACTCTCTAATTGCACCCTTAGATTTTGTTAAGAATACTACAGCACCATCAAATTCTACAGAAGCAACATTTCCGCTACCATAAGATGTTTGTTTCTTAATAGATATTGTAGAAGGTGTAAGAGGACGATCATCTACAGTAGGAACATAAAGCTCTTGCTCAGATGTAAAAATGATTAAGTGCCTTAATGATGCCATAGACTTAATCTCTGACACTTGGTTCTCAGCTATTTGAACTTGAATTGATTCATCATCAAGTCCAGTACCCACATCAAAGTTAAAGAACTGACCAACTTTAGAAAAGAATATATGGTTTGGCAAATCTCTTGATCCACCGAATATAAGTCTTTGATCATGAAATATTACACTTCTAGCGTAACCCTTACGACTTGAAAACACTTGTTCAGACCATGTGTCTCTTGCATTTGTATTTGCGACTGCCTCACTGAATGTTCCTACTACTTCTGTTGCAGACGTGTAACCTGTTACCTCAATGTGAACAACTGTTCCGGCACTATCAGTATATTGAATATGCTCACCGACCCATTCTGAAGAAAATATTGACGCACTTGCTGTAAATGTTTGACTGTTAGTATTGCTGTTCTGAGGAGTAATAGTTACGTCCTCTGCAACAAACCTATAAAAAGGCTCGTAATGTGCCGCACCACTATGATCAAAATCATAATCTGATAAAGAGAATGTATCTACCGCAGTTCTTGTTAGCTTTTGCATAGCCATATCAGGATGAACAATAATCATTGTATCACCAGATTGAGCAACAGATAGACTGCCAATCATTGCAGTAGTCCAAGGACAGGAAGTGATTGTATCAACAATTGTATTGGGATTAGATACGTCTACAACTTCTAACTTAGTATTACTAAATAGAAGTATGTATGATTCATTTTCATCATAGATATAAGGTTCTGTCTGAAAGGCAACATTAGAAAGGGTTTGCAATCTCTGCATACCCGGTCTGCGTCTTACACCGCCCTGAGATAGTATCCTATAGTTTCTGAGAGTCTTTAGACCATTCTTATACGCATCAGAATCTACCCTTGAAGACAAGAGAGGACTTAGTTCTCCAGCAGTAAAGTTTGAATAAAACGATCTAAGTAATGCCATTTAAGACTCATGAAGTTGTGCCTTCTATTCTATCATAGATACCATTGCCCAATCTTACTCGGTGGTATCTGCTCAAGCGAAGGCCTTGCGTTGTTACTTGCTGGCTATCTCTAGCCTTTGCTCTTCTAAATTGATTTTCTGCCAATGTTGTAAACTGACCAGCTATATCAGACTTTCTTGTAACAGAAAGAGCTAAAATAGAAGCCAATCTAAATATAGTCCACATAGTAAACGCTGGAGGCCAATATTGCGTCTCAGGTCTAAATATATAATTCAGTACTACGACATCACTCTCTTGAGCATTAATGTATAAATAACGCTCATAAATATCATATTGTTGAGGCGCATCATCGATAGTAACTGTTTGAAC